GCACGCACTAAGTCCAACTACAACATTGGTTATGTATATAAATATACACAGTGTAACTTTCTAGATATTTCCATTTAATTGATACTTTAAAGGTCGATCCTTTATGTGGTTTCAGTCAAACTTCCATTAATCTCATCATAACAATTCGATCTATATAGGTTTTCTATGTGTTTCTCTAATACTGCTCCTATAAGACCATATCTTTCAAGCAGAAATCCCTTTATGGCTTCATCTGTAAACTGCTTCTTCTCTGATATCTTTTCTTGCATAGCGTAACAATAATCTCTTCCAAATATGTGGTTCTCTCTATTGTTCGGCCTATAATACTCTTCAACAAGTAATGTTTCTTTGCTTTCTCTATTTGCTAATTTTTCAAATGCTTTGTAACTAAGTAATTGCTTACTATCTAATTTATTATACAAAACATCATGTTGAAACATCATTGCTTTCGCATAGTCCCTATAGAAATAGTAGTCATGTGCCCACGCGCTAATTGATTTGCTGATTGCTTTATAGTAATAACATAACTGAGGTTTGCTATAACTTAAAGCTTTCATTGACCAATGTGCTAAATGAACTAGTCTATCTATTTTTCTAACGACGGCGAATTGTCCTTCTCTATGTATTACGGCTGTACTGCAAAAATCGATATCTTCATACCCTCCGATTTTTAAGAATTTGAGTATATGTCCTGATTTAATCTCCTTTCTATCATCTTTCTCTTCATCAAATTCATCTGGTGCTACAAAGAATTCATAATATTTTTTCTCAATGTCTATGGTGTTCATTGGATTAACCATGACTACGAAATCATCTCCTTTTACTTTTATATCGTAATCATCCGTTGTTAATCCAGCTATCTCCTCTAATACAAATCTGTTGTACATAGACATCCGCAAAGTATTTCCAAAAGTAGTGTCAGGTGAACCTGAACCTACAGTGGCATCCAATGTTAGTTTTCCTAAATTCCTATACTTTCCGTCTATTATGGTTTGTAACTTTATATCCCTATAACGCATGTTTGCTATTAATCTAAATTCTTCATTACTGACATGTGTTATTTTATTCGTGTCGGCTAGATAATCATATACTAATCTATCAATGTACTTATCTTCATGTTTTTGTGATAGATCGTATCCACTACCATCTCCTTGAATAGTAGCAGTTCTTCCTAAATTATAATTATCTTCGTAACAGGTTGCTAAATCTCCATAATTTGCATTAGAACAATAACCCTTAAAATTATTTCCGAAAATGTGTTCTAATTGCCAAATTACAGGTCCCATTACGTGCTTCACTTCCACGTTTGGTGCGGATATATTCCTTGCTTTGCCTCCTTCTTCCTGAATTTCTCTTTTGGAAAAATTTGTATATTGGTACTTATTTAACCTGCTATAATCAACGTCCTTCAATTCTTTCTGTTTGGACAGTTCTAGATGATTATACCAAGCGTTGTAAGAATATTTGAAATCCACAAGTAAAGGTCTAATTTCTTTTTCAAATATCTTATCACAATATATCTTAAATTTTTCTCTCATTTCTGGTGTGCTCGCTGGCATAGCTTTAGCTTGTCTAAAACTTGCGGCTAACAAGGTCCTTGGGCATGAGTTGAATACTACTACTTTTGGTGTATTGACTTTAATAGGTAGTATTGCTTTGGCTACTGGTTTCTCCGTATTACAAATGCATGGTACGTCATATATAGTGCTATACTTTTCTGTCATTTCCAATTTATGTATTTTTGAAATCTGAACACTATACTGCTTTATTACAGTGTTGTTGACACATGTACCTTTCTTGGTTTTACTTATCAATTCAACAACACTGGGAGTTTGCTCCGACCACGCCAATCACTCGGTCCTGGACCGAGTCACTGCGTGACCAAATATCGTTCTAAGAACATCTGAAAAGCTGGCTATTATCTGATCAGTCATTGAGAGTGCGAAATAGGTTTCATTTTGAGTGATGCTATTAATTAGGTCGACTACGTCGCTTTCATTAATCATCTTCAAGGCTACCCTAGCTTTGAGAGTTTCTTCTAAGGCTTGAGCTAGAATTCCAATTGCTATTTCCATATCACATCCATTGACACCAACAATTAATTTATAAACATCCGTGAGGCTGGTTATATCTAATTGTTTTATTGACAATAAGGCATTAGTTACTTTGCTGTATATGGTCA